ATAACACCTATTAAGTAGGCGATACATATACAGTAGAGCAGGTCACTTATATAGTCTCTTATGTTGTTATCTATATATGTATTCACTACCTCCCCCGCCGAAAAGGCAGTACAGGGTAAGACTAGGGAATAGATAGCGATGGTAGGAACAGGTTGTCTATATAGTCGTCTTATAGATATGCCACTATATATGCTCTATGTGCTATATAGGTTGTCACTCATTAACCTCCCCCGCCGAAATTCAGAAGAAGAGGGTACGTACAATTGCTTGGGTTATAAGCACGGTACCTATGGCTAATAGGAGTACCCTATATAGTGTCACTGCTGTTCCTAGTTTCATTCCCGCCCCCCACCAGATCGGATATGGTTCTTGTACGGACATCCACTATATAGTTCGTGAGTGTTACCACCCGCCCCGTTGGGCTAATCCGTAAAGACAAAGGAGCACCCATTTGTTTATGTGCTACCGCTCGAAGGAAGCCATACACTATCATGTATTGATGGTTCCCCAAGTCTTCTACCAGAATGCTGTATGGTGCTTCCATCTCCTCCTCCCTACTTTACGCCAGTACCTTTTCGTACGCGTATCTTCCTTTTTTCCAGACGGCTCAATACTGCGGCCTCCCGGAACACGGGCAAATTGTCAGGTAAGTCCAAGCGGTATAGAGGGTCGACAACAGTGCCTTTCCTTTTACCGTAATACACTAGCTGGGAGAGAGTCAGCGTTTTATCCGTGTCCTCCACTCTGATATCACGAACCATCGCTATGCCGTCGTACGCGTCACGGGATACCGCAGCAAACGCGTCATCCATCGCTTTGTACAGAACCACTTCGCCGTTACTATCCAACACGGGACGTAGAACCACCGAACGCCTGTCGCCTATAATAAGGAAGAAACGAGTAACTAGCGCCACAATAGCCCCCCAGTAGCAATATCAATAAACCCTATGATGGCGAACATCCAGAGAATAGCCCTGCCCACGAGAGCATCGGTATTCCTGCCCGTGTCACCCGAACACTGCTGTTTGTAATGGCACATGATGTCACCCTCCGCACGGGCCGTTGCGATACCCGACGCAGGTAATATGCGCCAGAGTGCGTGCATTCTGGGATATGTACTCACAATCAGGGGCTACTCCCGTCATAAACTCAATAGCCTGCACGTAGATATTCGAGACTTCCCAAGGAACATAGCAGTCAATAGGCCCCCGCCAGTCTGCGGGATTCGCCACATGGTCAAATGCCTGCCGGTACATCTCAGCCAATTGGTCAAGTGTTATTTCGCGTCGTTGCATTGCAGTGTCTCCGTTGTGGTGTGTGTTAGGAAAGACCCATTGTATTACCCCAGATACTGCGAGAAAAGCGCCAGATTGCAATCGATTTCAAAATTCTCACAGAGAGAAAACGCCCATATTTTCTCAGTTTTCGCACAAATAAGACAAAAACAGGCGTTTTCATGGTTTAATACGCTACTGTGCGGTGTCCAGTGGGATGTAGAAGATTTTGTCTTCGGTACCCAGATGGCTCGCATACACGATACGCTCTACCGGTCTCTCTATATCCAGAACGGGAAAAGACCGACGAGACCAGTCACTGAAAAGTATCGGGCGGTCTTCAGGGTACCCGTTCGCTCGTAGCAGAGAGGCTAGGGCCTCAAGTTCAGTAAGTGTCATAGTGCTCCTCTTTCACGGATAAAGATTATTTCGATAGTGGGCTAGCTCAAAACGGTATGAAGTAGTCCCCTACCACTTTCCTACGTCGCCCTAGGAACCGCAGAATATACCCGGTAGGGGTATGTGTTACGTGGAAGGCACGCGCTACCATGCCGTACTGCAACTGGCAAATAACAAGGCCACTGGTCATGTTCTCAGGTAGAGGAGTATCGCCCCACACTACCCCTACCACTGCCCCTTTCCCAAACTTGCTATTCTGCTCCTGCAGAACATTATGGAAGCGATCAGCAATGTCGTAACTCTCCATAGCGTACATGTTATTTTCCCCCTCGCATCAGTGGAATAAACCGGCTTTCCGCCCCAAGCAGCATGCCTGCCATCGTCACGTTGAGGATGTCGGCGGTACGTCTTGCCCTTTCCATCACGGAGGCGTCCGTAAGGTCTTCGCCCGAATACACGGGTACGCTTGTAATCACCGTACCCCCTCGTCGAAACTCGCAGATACCAATAGCCGCACGGTGCTCCTCCACACTCTCCCGCTCCTTAGCCACCATGCGTAGCACGGTATCGATATGGTCGTCGTTCGCGTACCGATAGATTTCGCTAATCAGATCATTGAACCCTTCCACATACTTGCAGGCGGACCATAGCGCATCCCAGCGGTACCGCATGGCGGACAGTCCTGCCTCCGTATACACTTTGCTTGTGGCATGGTTAAGGAAGGGCGACACCCCGGCGCGCAGCGCCCTAACATGCTCGTCAGTAATTTTCAGGCGCGACATACTATTTTCCTTTCGGCAGTTGCCATACGATATCCCGGCCATCCTCGCGCAGCTTGCTACCGCAACGAGACATATCCAGAACTTTAAGCCCGTCTTGCCGGATAACCGCCTCGCACAGCGCACAACCAAGCCCTTCGACAAACGCGCAACCAGCGCAGCGCCCTTGTACTCCATCCACCGCGATGTACTTACGGCCATTCACGACTACCTGCGTACTGTCTTCTGAGAACTCCACCATATTGCCTCCTATACGGAATGAATGAGAACTAATGGTACGCCGCCACGCGACGGAGTACCATACTCACCGGGCCTACCCCGGATACACGTGCGCCCCAACGCTGTTGATATAGCAGAAGCCAACATTCCGCCACCGCGTATCGTAGGACATCTCGACGCAGGCTACCAGAGGGTGCGCGCCGCAATGCACGAAACTAAGGTCTTTCTTTGTAAACACAACGGCAGGGGATAGGCGCTTCATGTGCATGTACCCGAAGCGCTCCCACAGGCGGTAGTCTGTTCCTTTACCTTTCGCCTTCAGCGAGTCGCGTACGAAGCGAAGTGGGAAGACAGCGACTTGACCAGTTTTCATTTGTTTCTCCATTACGGAATGAAAGAGATTGTAGACTAACGGGACCACCCGGCCCCGTCAATCCGCAGAACTACTGTTCTACTACCTCCGTACAGAGGGCGAGTCCTCGGTTAAACTGCTCAGTCAATGCTTTTACTGGGTCAGCGTAGATACCATAAACCGTACCCTTATTGCACCGTCTTCCTTCGCGCATAGCCACGGCTAGGGTTTTCGTAACAATGTAATACATTTTAGGTGTGGGAACAGACATGGCGCTTCTCCTATATGAAATGAACGAGTACATAGTGTTTCATACCACATAAGCCAATGGAACCCTCAGTTTGCAATCGATTTCACTAATCCCACGCGATCTCCACGATACGAAAGAATTTGCACTTATCCATATCCACCGCGTCGTACGCCATAGTCAAGGATACATCAGTTACTTCGTCCGTGTAGAGAAACGTATCCTCCTCGCAGGCATCCATACGAAACGTATAAGCACCGTCGAAAAAGAAAGTAGAAGACAGCGCGGCGTTCTTTACCTTATCTCGTTTAGTCATTGCAGGCTCTCCTATATAGAATGGGCGATAGTACCGTGTAGGGCACATTAGCCTCCTCTACTGTATCCCGTCTAGGCGCGATGCAGGAGGGCGGCGGTACTCTCTACTACCCCGCCCCTACCAGCGGCGCTCTAGGCGATTAAAATGGCGGTTATCCCTACTTCCAGAGTATTGTAGTAGTAGGTAGTTCATGGCAGCATGAGGAGAAGCAGGGCGACTAGCGCCCCGCCCTACAGATGACTACCGTACTGCCATACAAACCTGTTCCAGATGGTTTGGCTTTATCTGTGCAGCGTCGTTCGCCTTCCCGCGCTTAAATGCGGCGAGGAAAGCAGCGTTGAGCGTGCTGTCGACTTTACCCGCATCCACACGACTCTTGAAGAAGTTCGCACCCTTCGTGGTCAGTACGAGACAGTCGCCAGTTGCCTTGAAGTTGCCAAGGTCACGGTGATACTTTACAGCGCGAGTACCGAAGATAGCGAGCACCGCTTCTTTCTTCACCTCCTGCCCTTCGGCAAGCCCGAGGAAGAGCAGCGCGGCGTTGGTATGCGCAGCAAGGCGAGGGCCAGAGACAGGACGTGCCCCTTCGATGAACACGTAAAACTTCTGCACGAGACCTGCGGCTACAGCCAGTGGGTTCTTCTTTGCCGTGGCAGTTACCGCCGTGCGCTTGGCTTTCGCCTCGACAGGCGTAGGCGCAACCTTGGCAGCGGATTTACGGGGGGAAACGCGTTTTTCAGTGGTTTGGTTCATACAGCCTCCTTATGAGATTCAGTTGAGAGGCATCAAGAGCGATGCCATGAACGAACTATAAATGTGCAGGGAGTGGATTGCTACATCCACCTACGACCTTCTTCTCCTCACGCGTAACGAGTGCAATTGATCCTGTGCGTTTTGCAGCAAGGTAGCATTGTCGTCAACGATCCGGCATGTAGCAGTGGTCCGTGTCCTACGCACCCGTGCAACAGGGGGTGCCTCGCTGTCAGACGCGGGTTCCTCTGGTATGGTATGGGTAGAGGCAGAGCGCGTCCTGTGAAGGCGTGCCGGTACGATCTTCTCAGGTGTCGTACGCCAAAGACCGGCACCGAACTTGGTCATGTCCGTATCCACCTCTGCACCGTAGTTCTGGTGAATAGGAAGACGATACCCTTCCACGCCGGGAACGATCTTAACGCGCCCACGAACCGTTGCCGTGGCAGGCGTCTTCTCTCCCTCCACAAGGCCGAACTCGATAATGTTGTGGTACAGCGTGTCCCCCCGCTTCAGGGTCTTGGCTACCTCAAGCGCAATGTTCTGACTCACAATGCCCCCGCCTGTCTAAGCCACCGTCGAATGGTAGAAGGAGACTTCTTTGCCCCTTCAGCAATCTGTGCAACCGTCTGACCAGCCGCATAGCATCGGCTAGCTGCCAGTAGCATACATATTCTGGCATACCTCATCTCTACACCTCCCACTCGTTAAAGTTTCCATTACCGTCAATGCACTCGATGTAGAGACATTCACGAAAACCGTATTTAACAGGAATACGGAAGTCGGCAGGTCGCGTTTTCCATGTCTGTGTCTTCCCGTTTATACGTACACGCAGTGGCGTCTTATCAGCGTTCTTTAGCGTCTTGTGGTGCAGAATCTGCCCATGATGCAGGGTAACGGCTATCTCTTTGGTAATCACAAGAATCTCCTCTATTGAATTAAAAAGTGACGCAAACACCGTGATAAGCAAGCGTGCCCACAAGGTACTGCTGCTTTTGAGTGACGATAACCACCGGAGCAAACCGCCCCTCGTCAGTGACTATAACGACGTAGCGGAAGTCCTCACCGAACTTCTCACAAATGTCACGCATACGCTTATCTACGTTAGCTACACTCCCGTAGGTTCCTTTACCAGTGAGGTCTTTGAACAGGCGCATGATACTTCTCCTATATGGAATTGACGAGTAACCATTCTAGTAAGGCACTGACCTTACTGCAAGGGTCACGAGGGGAGGGCGCAGGCTATGACTCCCTCCCCACCGTATTACTTACTCAGCCTTACGATACACGTTGAGGCCGAGGATGGCACCGTTACCACCGTCAATGGCTTGATTCCCGGCAGACGTGGCAATGATATTCGTCTTCTTCGAGGCAGACGGCCCGATCTCGACATTCAGATCGACGGTCAGTGTAAGAATGCCTTTGTCGCTGACAGTGAAGGCAGCGTTCTTACCGATCTTGCCTTCAGAAGCTTTCCAAACTTTCTTTGCTGCGGCCATGTTGCACCTACCTTTCTTTACGTTGATAAAAAATGAAATTGATTGCAAATACGACAATACGAACTATACCTACCCACAAAATGCGAGACAACTATCAGAAACGTTTCAGTAGCTTCTGCAGATTGTCCTCAAGGGCTACCAGCTTCCGCGCAATATCACGCTGCCTTTCGCCAAACTCCTTCATATCCTTTGCGAACTTTTTCACATGCTCCTCCTGCTGCGCGGATACGTCAAACGATTCACGGTAGAGCTTTTGCATCGCTGTGTTAAGTGCGGACACCGCTTGCCCTACGTCGCTAAGAGTTATATCAGCCATAGCTACCACCTTCCCTAGTATTGAGTCCTGCATGGCACTACCTATAAGCCACGCGTATGCCGAATGACCACACGCTTGTTCTCCTTGGCCTCCACCTTGCGCTTGCGCTTACGTAGAAGAGAATCCACGGTAGGAGAAGCTAGGCGCGTTTCACCATCCGGCCCTATATACTCATGGTAGGGCCGTGTCAGGTCTAGCTTAACTACTCTTCTGGGCATACTACCTCCACTACGGGAGTCCTTAACCTCCCACGCATCATCACTCCCACCCATCCACTACGCCACAGGTGGTATCGTGCTATGGCCTCCCCCACCCACGAAGCTAGCTCCTCATCGGGTACGCATCCTTCAGCGATAGGTGCTTCAATACGCAGAGTTACGCTCGCTACCCGCCCCTCAGAGAGGGATGGCCTAGGAGAACGACGTACCCGCCCCAGTGGGCGCTTAGTGCGCAATACTCTGGACATGCGCGGCACTTTCTGTCCATACAGCGCGATCAACGCGACGGCGCTCCACATACATATTGTCGAGACCGACTGCAGTTGTATGCCGCTTTGCCAGATCGTACGTACCGAAGTTCATAGGAACTAGGCGAGCACCCTTCCCCTCCCCATGCTGTGCCTCACACACAGTAGTCGAGAGCGCGAAAAACAGAAAGTAATAGACGGTGACACGGATACGCCACACATTACCTTTCGGTTCATAGTAGATTTCATACACGATAGTTCTCCTTTTGAAATCAATTTCAATCGACAGAGCGAATGCGCTTTAGCCAGTCCGCGCCTTCCTGCTCGTACACGTAGGCCGTCAGCTCTTCGTACGCATCCGTACAGGCGTTAGCCTCGTCCGCAGTGGGCTTGGTTACATCAAAGTCCAAAGCCAGAATATCCCCGGCCTCCACCCCTACGAAAGAGGAAACCAGCTCTAAGGACATGAGAACACGCGTTGTATCCTTGAGCGTAACCTTTGCCACCTTAGCTACTAGGTCATTAAGGCGAAGCTGCGTCAGGTGGGCGAGACTGGAAGGTAGTACTACAGTGTGCGTCATATATTCTCCTTATTCAATGCGGCCAGTAAAAGCGTGCTGGTTACGATCACCGGGGGTGCCTACACGCGGGTTGCGCCGTACCGACCAGCTCTTGTCGCTGGCTACGGTAGTAACCATTGACTCAACAGCGGGGCTGAAATCGGCGTAGCCACTCCAAGTTCCGTCAGGGGATTTAATAGCCACTTCCATATCCTGCGAGAACAGGATGTACTGGCACAGGTCATCGAAGATACCGCGCGGGAGCATGATGGACGCAGTAGTCGGGGCGGCATCGACCTTAGAGTTCCACGGCTCGCAGAGGCTTGAATTGTATGGCATTCCGAAGAAGCGCCGGATCAGGTCCGCCCCTTCCTCGCTAAGATCGCAAAGCAGACGCATACTGTATCCGCACGCTTCGCCTGTCAGAGAGTTGATTCCGAACTGCTTCAGGTCGCCCCAACCTACGATATGAACACTTTTCATTTTTTCCTCCAATGTGGAATGAGTTAAGTACGAGATATTATGGTATCCGATCAGCGAGTGCGCCGCAACCTAGCAGTACCTGTTTGATACCCCCACGAGGCGGGTAGGTGATTTACCTGTGCGGCATGCGCAGGGTGATTCTTTAGGTATCTGCGAAGGCCCTCGTACAGCCACTCCTGCCCCGTTACCGTCAGTACGTAATACTCAATACCGTTCTGTTCGGTAGTAATCAGGCGTCCCTCCTTTTCCATTACGCGAGGAACGTTAGCACCTATATGCGACTGTGCGATGATAGCCGGAATGCGCACAAAGCCTTTAGCGGCCCTAAAGCAATTCCAAATTTCCAGCTTGGTACAAGGTGCTTCTCTGCTAAAGACTTTCACTTCTGGTTTCATTTGCAATTCCTCCAATCATTCTCTTCGCTATTGACGTACAGATAGACTAGGCCAGCTTTGTCGAATTCTTCGCTTAGAAGGCGCAGAGCGTAGGAGGGGTCCGACAGAAACCAGCGTTGCTTCCTATCCCGCAGGTAGTACATGTGGTTATCCACCAAATGCCCGTCTTTCCACGCGAGTTTCTTAATACAGTCGTACCCGTGGCGCACTAGCTCTTTCTTGATATCGTAGTACAGCAAACTCTCCTTTTTACCATACTTACGACCCGTCGCCTCTTTCAGTACAAGAATACGCGATTTACTGAATTCTATCAGCATGTTTCTTCCCCTTTGTAGGACGTGCCAGAAGGTCCTGCGGTATCCCTAGCTCCCTGCGCGCAGCTTCCCGCGACTCGGCACGGACAAACTGTACGTACTCTGAGTTAGCAGTAGACCTAGCACAGTAGAGTTGGTCGCGGTAGCTCGTAGCAGAACCCCAATACGCCCCACCGTCATCGTAACCTTGATCCAAGAGTACACGGAAAAGACTAATCTTTCCCTCAGTATTCTCCACGGTACCGTAAGAGCTACGCCCCATAGGCGCACCGTACCGGCAAGCCACGTTGTCAAACTGTTTGCCCATTACGAAACCCTCCTACCAGAAACTTGCTTTTTAACCAGAAGCGTACCGCAGCGGTAGCTATCCCCAAACAGAGTTGTGCCCATAAAAACAGAAGACTTGATGTCTTTACGGCATACCGTAACCATCACCCCGCCACGCTCAACCGCGTCGCCTACACGTATCGTGTCGATATGCACACTAAATGTATCGTGCGTCATTACGACACCCTTGTAATCTGAAAGAAGCCAGCGTACTTAGCATCGGATGCGTACGAAAGTTTCATCCCGCCAGTATTAGGGTTGGTCTCGAAAGCCTTCTTCGGCACCATCTTGAACGCCTGCATGCAGAGCAAGACAATCTGGAACTCAGAGACGTACGTATCAGATAGCTCTCCCTTGAAGACAGGGACACCGCGCACGATCTGATAAATACGAACGGTGTAGACGCAAGCAGGCTGCTTACGCTTTTCGTGGAATGTGTAGATAAATGACTTCACAGTACCCTCCTCCAATATGGAATTGAAATTGATTGCAACGAAACTAATGATACCTAGGCAGCTATACCCTTTCAACTACCACCTAGCGCCCCTGCTACTGCAGTAGCTCGCTATCATTAACACCGGCAGCTCGCGTGAGTGTCGCAAGCATGGACATCACCGCAGTACCTTCCCGCGCAGAAAGGTATGTGTGTAGGCACTGCGCGCAGCTTACCAACGCAATATGCTGCTCTACTTTTTCCTGCTCCTCTAACCATTCCCAGTTGACGATGCTAGTAAAGAACCACGAAACGCCTTCACACTCTACCGTAGCCGCTGCCCTAGCAGGCGTGAAAAAGTATTCCATCTCCCGTACGTAGCGGTACATTGTGGCCAGCTCGTCGGTAGTAATCTGCCAATAGGCATCTTTCTGCAGGACCTCCTTATCGAAGACGGACTCCCCAGAAGGCAGTATCTGCTGCATGAGTATGTCACTCAATTCCTCCTCGGAAATGCCCTTCAGGGGTAAGCCACAAAGGCGTGTGATAACCAAATGCTTACCACATTGCCCATGCAGCGCGAACGCAGAGTCAACGTTAGTCCCGTCATACAGGCTAGTGTATGCCTCGTCGTCAAAGAGGCAACGGACAGCGTCTTCCTTGCCCGTGTCAAACAGGCGGTCGGCATACTCAGCTAACAGGCGTTCGGTCAGTGCTTTGTAGCTATCTACCAGTGCAGGGTTTTCTTCGACGCTGGCAGGCATATACTCTCGGCTATACGTAGCCCACACGTGGTCGAAGTCGAAATTCGCCCCATACGCGGCCACGTTAAACTCGATAGGAAATCTACCGTCACGAGAATAATAACCACCGATACTACAAATATAATCAACCTTGGCACGACGAGACCTATGTGGGTATGTGAATGGGCATGTACGTTTTGTCACGATGCAACCTCCTGTATGGATTGAAAGAAACTTCATAATACCGTATCAGTCTCGTTCTGTCTCCTCCACCTGCGCGCCTAGCTTTACGAAGCCACTGCTAAGCTCGTAGCGCGCAAGATGCTGGCGCAGGGTACATAGCGTAACCCGTTCAGTACCTACTGCCCACACAGGGGGACAGTGCGCGTCCTTAAAGACATCTCGAACTTTCTCCTCAGTAAGGGGGTAGACATCGTCAATACCCCACCCACTACCTACACGTTTTGACAGGTAGCTACCATAAAAGCGCGCCACTACTGAGAAGTTGCTGAAGGAAACGACCACTTTCTCCTTAGCATCTGTAAAGATGCCGTACTCACCATTAGCCGACAGGTATACAGAGAACCCAGCGGCCTCGATAACATCAGCAACCTCCCGGCACATTTTCTGAAATCTAGTCATAACCCCTCCTGCACACCCCTACTACGATTAGCCCAGTGAGGCAACGATGCGTAAGGCCACATATCTGTATCGTATTCCCCCACACGTGAATACCCGAAATACCACTTCCCGTCCATCTCCTCCAAGTAAAAGCGTAGTGGATTGTTAGCCAGCTCATCGCTGCTTACCTTAGCCACATCCCGCAGGTACGAGAAGAAACCAGAAGGGATACGAATTACTACACTGAACCCCTTTCCCGTGGCCGGTCTCACACATACCGTGTTAGATACAACACGCGCCACTACATGAGGGTTGTCGTCGCCTACAATACCCCACAGCTCTTTATCAAACACGATCTACCCCCCAAACCCAGCGATCAACGATTTAACCAATAAAAGAAGGAAAAACAACCAGATGATGTACATAGAGACCCCTTTCCAGCAAGAGCCTCCAATACGGAATGGCAGTTACCTTTCATAGTTAGCACGGCAATCCGGCGATATCCACATAGGTACCCATCGAGGCCCAGAAAGCGTCAAGAGACCCGTACCAGTATGTCGCGCTCATGCTTTCATCCCCGCTAGCCCACTTGAGGGTAGTAGCGCCCGGCACCGCTGGGTAGTCTTTCCTGTACCTCACAGACGGCGTGCGGGATGCCGTATCAACGCAAGTCAGAAAGACTTGAATAGGGCATGTGTCTATACGTACCACTACCTTCAGGACGGTACCCGATACACGGGTGTAAAAGATCATCTCACTGCTGCCAAACCCTACCCCGCGTCGGCACTCGAAGTATGGTGCGCCATCCTCGACAACGAACCGGACAGCGTACGATTTTCCGGGCTTGTTATACCGGGCGTCCATCACCTCATCAGGGCCTAGTACCGTACACCCGCCAGCTAGGGCCATTACCCAAGGTACCGGCTCGCACGCTTTGAAGATATCCAGTGCCTCTTCAAGGGTAGATACTTCGTACGTCACCCAAGGCATCGTACTACCCCCAAAACCTACACGTCTAGGCTCCACCGACAAAGACTGATAGATGCGATTCTCTTCTTCTGCTATATCCAGTGCGCGTGCTTGCGCTTCTTTTAGTAGCGATAGATTATGCAGCATATTTCCTCCTGTATGGGATTGAACAAGTTAAGCGAGAAACTGTAGACTACGCGGTCAGCGACGTTTCTGGTAGCTACACGAGCGTACCCACGAAAGAACTTTTTTCCCTTCAGTACGGATACCCACTGTAGCCACGTGCGCTAGGTCAGGGAAGGCCCTTCGCTCGTCGGCAGCGACTACGCAGATGTACCAAAGATTGCCGTCAGGATCGTGTTCGTGGTAGTTACTGTGCCGATTAGCCACACGAGTGAAGAAGTGGGGCACGTACCACTTTTCTTGATAAAAGGCTCCTCGTGTTTTGATAACACGGTCGACTACCTGTAGCCCGTCGAGGCTAGAGAACACGAGGTTTCTCCCTCCACGCAATTGCAAACATTTGATCGATACGCTTCAATGCACGAGGGGAAAGACGGGGGAAATGCAGGAGGTACGACTTCTCAATACTCTCCTCGAAATACTCACGATCTTCGATAGTGCCATCGGTGCAGAACCAAGGCTCTATATCATGTAAAGCACGGGGCCTAACGCAATACTGGCGAACAGCCCATTCGACAACCTCACGTACGTTTGCGGCATCAACCAACTGTAATTCATCAGAGGAGGCGTACTCTCCATCCTCTGCCGATTCCGCAGTTACGCGCCGTTCATACATAACATGTTCTGTTTTCACGACCTCTCCTTTATGGATTTTGAAATCGATTGCAATGCTACCCTCCCACCGAAGGGAGGGCAACATCCAGTAGCTACGCGTCCGCTGCCCTCTGTGCAGGGGACCGGTACCCATTCCACCAAGTCTTTTTCTTCACCCCAGACTTACCGATAATGTTGAACTCTTGGCTGCACGGAGCTTTCGCATTGTGCTTTACGTTACTCACGGGTGCCGCCTTCTTCTGTCTAGCCATCAGTGTTCTCCGTTGTGTGTTAAGCAATGAAGACCTATTATGCCTCGATAGCAGCGATATCGCTAGTAGCAGTAGAGGGGGACCATTCCCTGCAGAAATCCCGAGCGGCATCCACCTGCGGCCATATCGTCATAGCCTGCACTCCTTGTGGTGTAGGTACGAGACTGGCGGTAGCAGACTTGGCCCGGCAAATAGTAACAGTGCGTGCAGGGGATGCCTGCTCCCCTTCACCTTGTTGTGGTATGTACAGAGAGTCAAAAGCGGAACAGGTAGAGCATGTGCGATCAGGCATATAAACCTCCAGAAAGGGAAAAAGCGCCTTCGTAATAGACGCGTACGCGAGTTTCCGCCCCCAGCAGGAAAAAAGCAAGGAACACGGAAAAGGGCATAAGTTGGTGTAACAGAAAGGACAGGGATGTCACCATACTCGCTATTAGGTTAGGTGATTTTCATGGCACTAGGGGAAGAGCCGTGGCACCACAGGAGCGCCACGGAATCCGTGCAACACGAAAGGTACGACAGGAATGGCTATAGTACTACATGGACTTGGCGGGTGCAACCCCAACCATGTCGCATACATTACCCGTACAGGCTAGTGTCTGCGCACTCGTGGTGTTGTCGTCATCTTCATACGCGCCTAGGTCGGCCCAATTGATAGTAGGCATTGGGTATTTTACTAGCCACTCATCATACTCCTTCTCCGTCATCTCTATGTAAGGGGCTTGCTCATATACGTGATCGGTACGTGGCATGAAGGTTACACCGCACACAGCGTCGAAATTTTCATACACCCAAGCCCCTACCTTAAACCAGTCTTTCTCCTCCACATCCACCGTGATCGAAGGATTATGCTCGCACCATTCGTACTGGTAGACAGACCATAAGCGAAGATGGTCAAGGGCGCTAACGTCATGCCGCGTAACCGCCCCTTTAGGTGCGGCGGTAGGGAAATAGAATACGGCGGTTGATTCAGGACGTGACCTCTCATCCTCACAATACACCCCGGAGTCCTTCATAAACGCGTACAGTGCATCCTTCTTATCTAGACGAATCGTACGCAGGTAAAACTGTGAGTACCGTGGGTGAATGCCGCTAGCCGCATCCGTTAGCTGCGATACAGTACCTGAAGGCTTGACGCAGGTAATAGCCGCAGAAGGCGGGATTCCAAGTTTCTCCGCCCACTCCTTATTAACCTCACGAGCGTAGTCACGAAGCTCGTTTAGCCACCCTTTAAGTACCACTAAACCATGCTTCCCGGACATAGTTTCGTTGTCGTAGATACCCGTGAGGGATACGCCCAACAGACGCTCCTCTGCCGTGTTCTTAACCCAAGTATCCCCAACAAAGCCGAAAGACGTTAGTGTAGACTGGAAGGTCCCCATAATCGTAGCCAGTCGCACCTTTTTACGAAGCGACTGTAGGGTATCGTCAGCGCGAACAACAACTTCGGTAAGGTTGCAAAGCTGCGCATCGCGTAGGAGTATCTCACCACACGGGTTAACCCCATAGTGCTTATCCTTAGAACGCCTCCCCCAACGTGCGGCCTGCTTCTGTGCAGCAACACGGTTGAAAATACCACGCTCACCCGACTTCGACTTGACCAGTGAAAGCCACTCCTCCATGAAAATCTCTACTTCAGGCTTCTCTGTGTACGCCACTGAGTTGTTGGCAAGCTCGCGTTGAGATTGCGTCATACGCCAGTCCCCGGTCTTCGCTTCTTGCATACGACGATCAGAGAGGTTTGACAGGGAGATAAGCGCAGAACGACGCACCCCGCCGACAACAACAATTTCCCCAATGACACACATGATGTCATGCACTTCAAGAGAGTTTAGCTTTCGCCCACGGGCTTTCTGGAAGGAGGCAACCACATACCGGAAAAGCTTCTTCAACGGCTCCGGTCCAGAGGCGCGACCCCCGAACACTCTCAGCCTTGCCCCGGCAGGACGTACGTTACCGTAGTCGATCTTCGGAATGTCCCCCTCGTAGAGGCAAGAGACTAGCTTACGAAACGCTTTGGCCCATCCCTCTTTGGAGTCACCAACAACAACGATGTCATCGCAATCAACAAGGGTGTCAGGTATCGTAGGTAGTTGGTGGATTTCCTGCCGCTCACAAGAGAAGCCCACGCCCGTACCACACATAAGAACGTAGAGGGCTTCTGCGAATTTTCGCTTATGGTTAATGGCTAGGTATGCACAGTTGTAGCCTGCGAGGTTCTCCCGTGCAAGAGCCTCCCCCGCCGTCATCAAAGCACGCATAGAGGGCATTGTCTCAAGTCCTCTGATAGCAGGAAGTAGCTCATCCATAAAGAGGGATTCAAACTCTCCATCCGTACGCTCATTGAAAAACGTACAATAGCGCATAGCGGTCTCCGGCCAGATTTCGCGCCGTTTAGCCTCATCTAACCAACGAGCGTACCGACTGATTGCCACGAACGATTGATACACAGAGGGAAGACTGTTATTCATTTTTAGCTCCTTGTCTACAAAGAAAAAGGCCCACTAGGAGCCTTTTGTATATACCACACGTACCTACTGAATGCCCGTACTGCCAAACCCTCCCGTCCCCCGCTCTGAGGTAGCACCGAACTCCTGTACCACCTTATAGGTGGGGCGCAATACTGGCACTACAACCATCTGGGCTAGGCGGTCCAGCGCAGTGATAACAAACTCGTTAGCTCCGCCATTCTCAAGAGCCAGCATAATCTCGCCTTGATAGTCCGCATCAACTAACCCTACCGTATTGGCGAGGCGCAGACTTAGCTTAGTGCCAAGCCCCGACCGTGGTAGCAGCATAGCCGCCACCGTGTCATCGCCACCATCTGCCAGTACCATCTCTGGCGTATCGGAGCCGCCATACGAGAGGCTTGCCAGATGCACTACTATTCCCGTACCTACAAGAATTTTCTCTCCGGGAAATAGCGTGTATTGGGGTGTATCCTTATCCAGCGCCTGCCTACTGGCGCTACCTATGCGTTGTACAGCGCAAGCTCGTAAATCAAGCCCTGCCGCGAGGGCAGTCGCGTACCCCATAAGCCCTTCTAGTCGAGCATCCAGTAACTTCATTTCCACCTGTAGCATACTTTCTCCTTTTTGCAATCAACTTCAAATAGTCTTGTGAACCTCTAAGTACCCTAGCAAATCGCCGGGGAGTAGGCTCAGCGCATACCTCTGGTTGGTATTCTGGAAAGGCAGAGACACGCCGGAGTGGGGGTCAATATGTGCCACCTCCGAGGTACCAATATAGAATAGACCGTACGCTTGCAGCTCCATCGCTGGCACAAAGCGCATGCGGAAGTTACCGGGCAGGTACGTTTGTATTCCAGTAGAGAACCATGCTATCTCTCCGGGGGGCATTTCGTAGCCAGCCATACACGGGTACCGGTCCATGATACCTGTAGGTCCCATACTGTGTGCCCTAATCCGTGTGGTTCTGTTTGGGGAGGGGATGTTACCAGCCCACGCCCTTTCCTTCAGAACAAAGGAAGATACCCTTGCTGGGATACCCATCTCTGTCGCGTCCCCCAGCGGGGCATCTATCAGATACCCATCCTGTGACAAGGCCAGCAACTCTGTCCTAGTTACGATCATACATACTCCTTACAGGTGTCTTTACCTCACGTACTACAAACTTTAATAACACGCGTCCATGCGTGTCGTCATGCCTAAAAAAACGTGTCTCCCTATGAGCTAGCTTCTTCGCCGCCTGAAAGACCATTAACGCCCGATCATAGTCAGGAGTTCGTATCAGCGCCTTTATGACGCGATTCCGTTGCACTACCTCTATTAAGTAGTGCATCGCTCATGCTGCCGAAGTAGTTTCTACTGCAGGACAGTCATGCGTCGCCGCTGCGAACTCACCAAAAAGAACAGGCCAGCGCTGGGCAAGGGCATGACCTAGAGGTACCATAACTTGCCTAATCTGAGGGTGGGCGTCACGGCCTGTACGCAGAGTAAGAATATGCCGCCACTCCCTTACGTTAGCGGTAATCTCCATCTCTGTCTTGAGACTGTTGGGCAGTACAGAGCGGGCTTCCTGCGCCGAACGGCCAAACGTGCCCGTAAGCGTGGTGTAGGCCCACTCAGCGGTAAGCATAGAGACTACCCATACGTCGAAGGAATTCATAGTTGCCATGATGTAGGAGGCAGCTACCCCGCGCTTGTTTGTGCTGTCAGGCACGAACGTGGGTGCCTGAACGGGAAGCGCTGGCTCTTCGGGATCGAAGAAGAAAGGAGCAATGACAGAGATTCTATTACCGTACTTGTCTTTACTGTAGTTGCAGTACCGAGTGCTTTCCTGTGAAAAAGCAGCTACTCGGTGCCGTACGACCTCATGGGAAACCCCACGGTCGAAAACCATTATGACGGATATAACGCCGTGCTCAAGAACGGACTCGTGTTTAATCCCGTGCTTTGGCGTCAGTATCTTCTCTATAATAGCGGCATCGCTGCCCGGCCCTATCTTGTCCTCGGACTTATAACAGATACGTGCGCCGCGTTCGATATTACGCATAACGCGGTTAGCGTCGTATATCTCAAAAGTCGGCTGTACTATGTGCATTCCCCGTCCCCTTATTTTGAAATCAATTGCAAAGCCCGTCCACTACCTCTTTCTTCACCTCAGAAGAGGTATAGCACCGGAAAAAATGTAAGCGCTCTCTGGCGAGCAAAGGGAGTACAGAGAAGAATACGGCGAATGGAACCATCGCGGCGAGTAGGAAAGGGATCATACCCATCCTTTCCCGGCCAACGAAAGTGCAGTACGTCACGGCAGCCGTATGGACGCTCGACCAGCAAAGAACTGTTTTGATTAGAGCAAGTACAACGTAGGCGAGTAGTACGTACTGCAGGAATGAGGGATAGGCCATGTGTGCTCCTTTTTCGTTATAAATGAAGAACTTGCATTCTACTCCTCTAGCAGTTTCTTCGTCAATCCTCACGTCTCGCCGCGTAGTTGCCGTGGTATAGAGGAACAAGGGGGCGTAACTTCAATTGGTTAGCCGTACTCTCCCGCTGCTGACGTTCGACATCGTTCATGTCTGCGTGAATAACCATACACTCGTCAGGGCGTACCTTATACAGGCGCATGAGATTCCGGGAGTCAATGTAGCGCCTATCCCCGTCTGTCTTACTGCGAACGTACCCCGGATATACAACATACTTCAGTTTACCAGTCATTAGTTTCTCCCTCCATATTCATACCTATCCTCATACTCGGCACGATTCCCTGCGTCAATAGTCGCATCCTCATGAGCTATATTGGCCCATGAGGTACGGCGCTGCAGCATAGAGTAGTACGCACCGCATACCGCATCAGCCACGTCTTTACTGCCATTGACAGGGTGATCGATCTTGTCTTTGTTTTCGTCGTACTCAAGCTCAAACAACTCGGACACAAGTATATCTTGTGAGAACATACGGAGTCGTCCATCGTTGAACGTATCCCGCAACTGCTTGTACGGTACCGAAGTCTTATCGACAGACACGTGCCCTGTCTTCATCCCCTGCTTCCGCCACTGCTGGATCGACTCGATACTGAAAATACCGTCGTACGTTACTGCCTTGATGGGGTAGCCATACACATCTCGAAGCTGCTTGACCCACGTACGTACTTCGGCAAACTGCAATTCGTTATTAGAGTCTGGTTGGATGGAACAAGCAAGCTCCACTGAAGCTAGAGGGAGTTTTTCAATGATACCTCCCGACCGCTCCACATCTACCATGCCGTCAAAACGGACCATAGAGATACCACAGTTATGAACGGCTGTATTTCCTACGACGTAGCTATGGGTATCCCCTACGGTAAGGTCGAATACACGCGAAGCTCCGCCGTTCTCCATACGGGTTATAGGAGAAAGTAGGTAATCCTTCAGGGCAAGTATTTGGGAACACGGTACATCGATAGCCTGCGCGTTCCAAGTGGTGAAGGCTTTAAGAGATTCCTTACCGGATAGAGATACGTAGTGGCAGGTACGATGCGCTACGCCTACCTTATCTATATACGCGACTTCCGCCCCCATAGACGGAGTGAACCCGTTGGATACGAGTAGCCAGTAGAAGGAAGTAGCCATCTTTTTACTTACTGATTTAGTTCGGAAATATACCGGGCTTCCCGATTCGTCATAGCGTACGTGTCCGTCGCCGTCTACGTACCCATGGGCTACCCCTGCATGGAACAGCGCCGTACCGATACTGGCACAGTCTAGGTGCTTCTCATGTGAATACTCCCCAACCGCCGCAAGAAGGAACGATACAAGCGCCTCGCTCTTCCGAGTGCGCAACGTAATGCCTTTAGACTTCCCATCCCGGCATACCCGTAACCCTACCCCGAAATTGTCACGAAGGTACTCTTCAAGGGTATTACGTATCTTTATTTCATTCTCGTGGATGGAGAACTGCACGTACTCAGTACCGTGATGGTGATAAAAACTCCCCTCTGCTGCGAATAGACCGGCAATATACCCGGTCTCGTACGTCAGCGGAATACCACAGATATTCGAGTGGGTCTGCGTCTCTCTACGAGGCGTAACTAGGAAGTCTCCGGGACGTAGTGACCCTAGCTCTACGAACTCAGGGGCATAGCTATAGCGCGTCTTCGCGGCCTTTGACGACCTACCCGAAAACATACTATCAGAGGGTTTTACTAGCCTACCGTCCACGTAGGAAATGTTTTCTCTTCTGACGGCCCAGACGCTATGCGTAGCCGTTGCCCTAAGAGCATCAGGCCATCCGTACACACCTACGTCTAGTACGTCTTTTATCCCATTATCAAATACCTTAGTGACCTCTTCGTACCCGCCTTCATGCGTAACAACGGTATCCCCTACTCTGACGTACTCGATAGGAACATACCTACCGTCAGCCATCAATACGGGCTGTCCTTGCGCGACGCACCTGTCGCCCGTGGTTGAAAGGTCGATATGCACATAGCGGGGACGAGAAGGGTTCGCGCAATAGTGCCCGAACTTGACCCGTGGCATGTCGTTCAATCCAAGGATTACATTGTCCTGTTGCAGGAAGGACTCTAGGCCAATCTCCTCCCCCAGCGAAATCGCCTCGTAAATCTTGAAACGGCGCTTGAAGAACGGGCTGATAGAGCTAGTAGACAGACCACATACATCACGTAAAGCGGAATGAGGATCGCGCTGAAAATCGCTAAGGTACTCAACAGGGATATCAAGTACCAAAGACCCTTCAGGGTATGTCTCGCCCTCCTTGAGGATTCGTGTATCACTGATAATATCGTTACCGACAAGAAGGCGGAACTTCTCCCCACAATACCGGTCCTGCGGCCACACTTCATACTGGGGCTTGTCGTAGATGTAGACGTTCTTCTCATTGTTCTTTATTACCTGCTGTTTGCGCTTGTCGGTAAAGTCACCCTTGTACCGGGTGGATGATGAGGTACATACGATGCCTATCGTCGGCCCCCGGTAGATAAACCGGCCTTTCTTCCGCCTTACCATAGTGCCGTGGACTACCTGCGCTTGGTCAAACATGCCAGCGCGTCCGGTAGATACTTCGGCCTTCTTGGATTTCAGGACAACGTTCATAAAGTTGATTTCATCCACGATCCCGCCAATGATGGCTTCACCTAGAATCGAGTCTGCATCGGAGCCTCCCGGCACTACACGAATGTTCTGCTCATCAAAAATCATTTCAGACTCAACTAGCTTATTCGGCCTGAGATGCTTCTGGAAGTAAGGTACTGTCTCCACGATACTACGCATAGGGGCGTAGAGAACCTTCTTCGTTACGTGAGGCTTTGCCGCCATGATAGCGAAGACGATTGAGGTAGTGCGCGGCAGTCCGTATAAGGTCTGGGGCGTATCGATGCAGGAGAGAAGGTAGAGATGGTACAGCGTGGTGATCTTGGAGATTTCAGACTTACCAGAAGAGGTCGAACCCATCAGTATCGCCTCAGCGTTGCATGTCGTATGCTCCGGCCCCTTCCACCATTCCTGATTGATCTCAATAATGGCCTTGCGAACTTCCGGCCAAAGCACAATGTCCGTAGCCCCTAGGTACTCTGGGTCATCAAGGAATACTTCGATAGCTACAGGTGGGTGCTTCAACCGTTTCATAAAGTTGAACAGATGATGATCGTTGTGATACACCTTCCTCTCAAGGGCGGTAGCGTACATCTCCCCGAACAGCTTGTTCTCACAGGTCTCTATGGCCTCTCGGGCCTGCCGCACCATCATAGCCGCCTGCTCACTCACCCCAGCGGCTATACCCGGCATTGGCCTTCTACCCCTACGTACACGACGTGTGGTCATAGCTCAAGACTCTCTGTATCGCCAGAGTCAATTACCTCATTGATTGCGTTACTGAACGCAATCTTATCCCCGTTAAGAACACGCTCGGTATTCTCCATAAGGCGCTTAACGTCAGAGACTCCACTACCGTCCTGCGCCATACGAAACCGGAGGACATCATAAACCCCCGCAGTCTGGAAGAAGCGGTGCATATCGTTCCTAGCAGCGAGAGCGGTACGAATGGCAGCAAGACGCATAGGCATGGGTACATTGGAGTTGGAAGCAGCACGCATCGCCATAGCCCCCGCCTCGTCATACCAACCTTTGCTGTCTCCGATAATCTCCTCGATATCCAGACCCCGTGCCTCCCCACGTAGCCTAGTCTTTAGCTCCTCCCTATCACGGTAGACCGTAGCCAGCGATACGCCTAACTGCGATGCTATTTCGTCCATCGGTATGCGCCGCATCATCAAACGGTGCAATAAACCTAGACGGTATTCTTTCTCGTACTCCCCCGAACGCGCACGTACTTGTGCGAGTCGATCACGTGGATTGAACTCCTCCGAGGGCGTCCCCGCGACAGTCTGTGCCACAGGGGGGAGAGTGGCTACTGGGGTGGTTGCCTGTTCGGTTACTGCCTCATTAAGGTCACGCACGCCCTCGCTAGAAGTAGAGGCGCTTACGCTTGCACTAGAGAAAGCAAATCCTGTGCGACTTCTACGGGATATCCTACGGCCACGTTCGTCACTTCCTGTATCTTCCATGATCGGCTCCTACTTAGTACACATACTGGTAGAGAACATGAGCCACCGGGTCGTCTCTACGTAGTCTATAAACCCAGCGCCAAGGCACAGGTCCTCAAGCCAGCTAGGGTTACTCGGCCACATGGACCCTTTCAGGGCCTCCGTCTTCGCCTGAATCTCGGCCATTGTATAGCCGTTATCCATACGAAACCTGTAATACTCTTCGGTAAACAGCGTAGTGTGCGTTTCCGTCGTCAAGCTCTTCTGACCCAAAAACAATACTCCGCCCTTTTTCAGGTTCCGATAGGCCCACTGCAACGCACTCATCTTCTGCTCATCTGTCTGCAAAAACTGCAGCAGGTAGAACATGCTAATGAAGTCCGCAGGCTCCGAGAAGTCTGGCAGAAACGCGGCGTCCGCCTCAATAATGCGAACCCAAGGCATCTCCTTGTGTAGCTGCGATAGCATGGGAAAGGAGTTATCTACAGCGGTGCAGGAGAAACGAGAATCGCCCACCGTCGGGTCAATATGAAATCGATTGCAAATAGCTTTGAAGAAATGCCCACAAGAGGCCCCGATATCATAGAAAACAGTCTCCGCTGCGGCCCCTATCCGTGCGGCAAACATAGACACATGTAGCCTGTGTGCCTCTTCGTACATAGGGATACTGCGCATAGCCATATCCGGGAATATGCGACTTACCTCCTCGTCAAAGGCGAACACGCTACGCCTCTGCGGGAAATGAACTACCCGCCCCTCCATAAGTTCGAGACTCATACCTACCCCCAAAAAGTGTGATACGTCACATTCTACACGGCGGCTATAGATTCACCAAGCGAAGGCAGCAAAGTAAATCTCTGTACCTCCTTCCCGCCGTCTAGGGCCGTAGAGCGAAATAGGCTCAGGGGTCTCACCCACGTTTTACGGGATGGTACATCCACCAGTGTGTAGATAACCATACTTTCTAGCGTCTCCGTGTGGGTACCTACCCCCAATACCACATACTCATCCCCTTTGAAATGGCGGTACCGCTGTCCTTTAGCTATGTGCATCATGGCACCTTCATACCAAGGCGCGCACCGAACGCCTTCTTTGCCTGTGCTACTAGCCCCATAGTAGAGCCGTCAGCGTAAGGTAGATCGAACTCGATAGCAAGGGCTTGGGCTAGGACCGCCACATTAACGCCTTTAGGGGCAGATAGCTTGAAGTAGAATACGTTACCGCCCGGCCAGTATTCGCGTTTCCTCCACAAACGGGCGAACATGTTATCCGCCTCCTCCTGCGTATGGAACTTCTGTACCTTTGGGTTTCGCATAACGTCCCCGATCCGCACTCCCGGCTCCGTGTCAAACACAAAGTAGTTAGCGTTGCGAATTCCGCCGTATTCATAGTTGAAGTCGGAAATGTCCCGGCAGGTGCCGTAAATGCACGTGTCCTTGCTGGATAGAGCATTGACGATAGCAAGGATAGCCATACGGTCTTGGGGAAACGGAACAGAGTTGAGAACAGAGGCAAGAAATATAGAGCTAAACGGTCGCCTATCCGCGATCTCGTCTAGGAACTGCTCTGCCTTTAGACGCGAGTACTCAGGGGAAGGAAACCCCACCTCGCCCTCCGGATCAATACGGTAAGGCTCGAAGTCGCTGCACTGCATTCCGCGCTGCTCAAGGAAGGGACGCACCTTACAAAGCCCTGCACCAAAGTCTACAATACCGCCCCCGTGAAGGTCACGGAAGGTGCGCCAATACTCTGTGCTATACGAATCGCGGTCAAGCAATGTGCGGTTCCCGTTGGCCCAGAACCGATACGCCTTTGGCACATTGCCTCGGTTATTTTGTGGTCTGCGGTAGGCAGAGTAGCGCATCATCTTGGCGAAGTCGTTGTCAACGTGGAAGTCCATGCTCAGGTAGTTGAGGAAGTTCAACGCGACATCGGCAACTTCGTCAGGGATATGGATGATAGGCCATGTCTTCTCTCCGGCCTCTTTGGCTGCGAATAGACGATGGATACCATTGACGACCCTGCCCGACTCTGAGACCACGACTGGGATACGAATCTTCATACGCATGACGCTATCAGCGAGAACCGTAGCCTTCTTGTCGTACTTGTCGCCATCTTCTTTGCCGTAGTCTACGATAGGCAACTCCTTGCAGGCCATCGCGTACCAGTCCTCCCCCTCGAAATCGGGTAGGTTCTCCGCCGCTGCAATAACCTCATCAAGGTTCAGTCGCTCCTTGCTCTTGCTGCCGGTATCAAACGCATTGAAATCATTCGTCGCCCGGTTGAACAGGATGTTAACCCCCTGAATGTCTTTCTCAGGTAGGTCGATAGTCTCTACCGGAACCTTCTTTAAGCCTAGCTCCGTCGCCACGGTAAAGCGTTGGTGCCCTGACAGGAGCATGCCGTCTTTGGTAGCGTACATCGGCATGATGAACCCTAGCTTGGACAGGGAGAGGCGTAGAAGGCCAAGGCGTGCAACATCCGGCTTGCGCGGATTTGCTTCGTCCTTACGAAGTTTAGTCAATAGCGTATTTTTCATGGTCTACCTTTTTGCAATTGATTTCAAATTACCCTGCATGCGGTGAAGTAGTGATAGCACGCAGAGTTAATCATCTAGTGCCGGTAGGCATACCGAGACGCCTGCGCAACTCAAGAGTGATTTCTTGCTCGTTATAATCGCAGAGTGTGCGGACACCATTAACCCACTCGCGGTAGTCCGATGCTGGTAGAAAGAAGACAAGCTCACCGATGACGCATCTTGCGGTAGCCGGTGCCCTTCTCTCGGTTCGTCTGATACGATCACGCGCCCCCATGTCGACTAAACCCTCGGTATTAAGGCAGTCGTCGGCAACTACATCGGTAAGACAGTCAATCTCTTCCCGCGACCAGCCAAAGTCGGTAAGCGTGAGACCGGACCCCTGCAGTTTGGAGATTTCCCCGGCCAGCAAATCGAAGTCCCACTTAGCAAGTTCGGCTACCTTGTTATCGATCACCCGGAACGCGTTGATTTCATCCTCGGTAAGGTGCCCGACCTGTACGACTGGAACCTCGTGCATACCTAGCTGAGTAGCGGCAGCTACGCGTGTATGCCCCGCGATGAGTACATTGTCCAGATCGACTACAACCGGGATCAAGAAGCCGAAGGTACGAATAGAGTTAGCTACGGACTCAATAGCAGGGGCGTTGTCGCGTGGGTTGAACTCGTAGTTCTTGAGTTCGGTAATGTCCCGGTACTCAAGCTGCACACGGGTATGTAGTTTATTCGGTACCGCCGATGGCGTGGCACTCGTTCTGGTTCGTGTTCGTCTAGTCATTTCACCACCCGAAAAGAGAAAACAAAAAAGGGACGTAACCAACGGCTACGCCCCTCTCTCAGGTACTACCTCGATAGGCTGTTAAGCCTTGCCGCGAACCTTCGCCGTGGCCTTGGCCGGGGCGGTAGCCTTGGCCGCAGTCTTGGCCGGTGCCTTAGTCTTCGGCTCAGACCCGTGCTCTGCCGCCCATTCCATCACGATATGCTCGAAAGCATCTGACGGGTCTTTGAAGCCCATCGTTTCCTGCACTTCGGCAATAACCTGCTCAACGCCTGCCGCTTGATCGTCCCAGAGGCGGAACTTGAAGGCCACCTTACGGCGCTTCTCACCCTTCTCCCCGCCGACTTCTTTGTACGACTCCTTGATGGTATCGGACAATTCTGCGACAGACGACTCCGTAGCCAGCTCAACAAGCTCTTCCGCATTTGTATCGGTCATCACTTGCGCAATCTTGCTGCACTTGGTCCAACCGAGTTCCTGCACCTTATCCGCTGCGATACCGTACAGATTGAACTTGTAGTAGATATCGATCAGGTGCATCGCCTTGCGGTATCCGAGACCACCGAGGTTTTCTTCGATGAACAACTGCCATCCACCCTTAACCGCGTACTTCTTGTCGACGTCTTGGTACGACTTGCCCAAACGCAGGTGATAAAGGACGCCACCCAGTTTGTAGTCAAGGGCGGCAGAGTCTTCAACCAGCTCGGAGGCAAGCTCAACGAGGTCCGCGCCGTCAATCAGCTCAACGATTTCTGCATCCTCCTCTTCCAGTGCAGGCAACGTTTCGGACTCATCAACCTCAACTGGCGCTTCCTTGGCCTTCTTTTCAGCCTTGGCTTTGCCCTTAGCAGCCGGTGCTGCCTTGCCCTTGGCGGTGGCCTTGCCCTTAGCAGCGGGAGCCGCCTTGGCTACCGTCTTGCCTTTGGCCTTCGGAGCCGGTGCTTCTTCTTCGCCGTCCTCTTCCACGTCGTCGGCCTCGTCTTCTGCCTCAACGTCCTTGGCCTTCGTCTTGCCCTTGGCAACAGGGGCCGGTGCCTTGGCAGTGGTCTTGCCTTTTGCCTTCGGTGCCGGGGCTTCTTCCTCTTCGGCATCGGCCTCTTCTTCCGAGGCGTCGTCTTCGGCAGCGATATCGACCTCATCGAAGAACACATCGACAACCAGCATCTTCTGGTTGTTTTCAGATTCCTTTTTCTTCGCGTTGAAGTCAGGGTTATCGATCTCGACCCCAAGTGAGTCTTCTTCGGCATTGACGTCGACAACGTGGTACGTGTCGCCTTCGGTCAGAAGGCGTTCATTTTCAGGAACGTCATCTGCGTAACCCTTAAACGTAACGTTGTCACCAACCGTGAACTTTGCTTTTGCTTTAGCGGCTTTAGCCATGATAGTACCTACCTTTCGTTAAATAAACCAAGAAACCCTACGAGGAAGAACCCGTTTCCGTCGTGAGTCGCTATATTACTACGACTACAAAATGATGCAACTGTCAGTTTTATCCTTTTGCAACTGATTTCAAACGCTTGACGCTAACAAACTGCAACCATTTAGCGCCTTCCTCTCATGGACTGCAAGAGGCACCGAGCGCCCCCGGAGGGTTTCCTTACTATTCCGTCTAGGGTAAGTCTCTCCCATAACAAGCAGACCGGCTGCGTCGTACTGGTCGCTTGTCGAGAACTTTACGCCTAAACGTTTTTCTAGCGCAAGCATCACGGGTTCTTTACCCTTACCCTTCGGCCTCCCGCTACCAGTAGCAAATAGTTTCAAACTTGTAGGGGGAACGAGCAATATATCAATACCGCGCTCTAATATCAAGAGCTTCAAAACGCCACCTAGTTCCCCTATGTCGAAAATAATGTTGCTCTTCCCCCGGAAGCCTAGCGCATACCCTTCAAAGGCCACTACGTCGGGGGCGAACCGGTCGAGAGCCGAGGCAACGGCGTTGCGAATAAAGGCTACACGAGGTAGTCCCCTAAGCTTCGCGTTGCCGATACAGTATGCCTTTACCTTTCCGTCCTCGCGGTACGCCAAGCCGGTACTTGTCAAACTAGGATCGATACCCACTACCTTCATTGCACACCCTTGGCAGACTCTTGTTTCTCTGCAAAAGTATTAAGTGCCTGACGGTTGCGCCACTGTGCGCCTATCAGGTAACAGGCGTTGGCTACTGCTACAACGGTATTCTTTAGGTGCATAACCCCTCCTTAGTCATGTTGAAAACATAAATTGCACACGTGGCACTCTTTAGCATCCCGGTCGGTGGGCGCTGTGCATTGGGTGCGTACTGGGATAGCACCACTACTTTTGGCTTCCCGCAAAGAGCGCGCTTCCGCAATGTAGTCGTCTAGCCGCGAAACCACCTTCTCTGGGAAGACTAAAAACTCTTTGTAGGGGGTTTTGAACAGGAACCCTTTTGTAGCATACAAGATGCTAATCTGGTTAGGGACCGGGTACCCCAACTTACGTAGCAGGTACCAGTAAAAAAGGACCTGAATAACGTGATCCGGTTTCGGCCTAGTCAGCTCGGTCCACTCGTTATGGGCCATCGACTTGATTTCGATAGGATAATACACCCCGGTGTCTGGCAGGTAAAGTGTGATATCCGGCGAACCTACTAGCTTTAGGTCGTCGTCGCGTAGCTCTAGTTCATGGTACTGCACAGGATGCCCGGCACAAAGCTTACACACTTTTTTCTCTACCTTAGAGAGGACCGCAGGTTCCGTCTTTAGATTGCCGCACCGACAGCTCCATTCCCCAAACATCTTATCTGGATGCCCTTTGGCTACACGCTGTTTAATGTAATCATGGATAGCGGTACCTTGTGCGAAGGTCAGGGCTAGGGACTCGTGGATAAACCCTCTGGGCATAGGCACAGAAAATCTCTCAGCAAGAGCTATCTTACGCATGCACTTACCTAGAACGTCGGACACGTGCAGGTACTCCCCTTCCCGAAAAGCATTTAGAGATACCGGACTCTTCTTCAGAATGTTGATAGCGAAGTCTTCGCCGTCTGATAGAGCAATAATGTCTCCGGTACTGTCGGGGACCTCCAACGCACGGCGACGGCGCAGGGCGCGGGTTGCCGGTACAGTTGAGGTTCGGTCTAATACTCGTCTGCGCGTAGTCATGCGTCACCTTTAAGTAGGTCTAATACATAGATTGGAACCACTGCTACCTCTTTAAGCCTCTTCCCTTTGCCGTCGTTGAATTCGATTGCAATTACCGGCATCTCCCCCGACACGAGAGCGGCGTCCTCTATCTGCCGAATCATGTCTAGAGTGACAGAGAAACTTTTGTGCTTGGTAGTTTTGGCCTCGATGCGGACGACGCCCTTTACCCGTACATCGCCCTTTTCATCCTTGCTTCCGGAGGCAGCGGTTCGCCTGCCCCCTAGACGCTCCGCTATCTCCCGCTCCTGCTTACGGGAACGGCGGTAAGAAGAGTTACCTTTCTCCTTATCGCGGTTCATAAAAGCGCGTAGGCTCATACGTCGATACCGTAGGGAGAGGTAAATCGTGCGCAGAACTCCTCCGTCTGTTTAAGGCCGGTAGCATTCTCCCAGATAAGGTAGTCCCGCAGCTTTTGGTAGAGGTCGCCATCTTGGTATAGCGAGGTAACGGCGTCGGCCACTCCACGGAACTTTCTTTCCTCGTCCCAGAAATGTAGAGTCCATGAACTACCGCCGCCCTCATAGGCACCGTACTTTTTTGCAAACGCTAGCATAGTTGCGGCGTCGTCTATGGCCCCCTCATCAAGGCCAGTCTCTTCGTCAAACGTACGTACCATCCGGAACTCCCCTACCCGGCTCCCTCCATTAAGCTTATTCTTCTCTATCTTAAAGGCATGCTCATTGAAGGCCATCACCTCGATTCCGTGTGCATCCTTACCTGCCGTTTCTTTATTCTTAATTACCACCTCAACGGAGTTAGCGAAACCAAGCGCCTTACCTCCGGGAACACTAAGAGGCTCTCCGAACTTCTGGAAGCCACCAATCTTTGAACGGTACTGGTTAATATAGATAGGCGTAACCATGTGACCACGCCGACGCTCCGCAATCATCCCTGCTGTTGTTTTACGAAGCAGACCACCCATAAGACGGGCTTGGAGACCTACATGTGCATCCTCTGCACTCCCCTCAATCTCGGCCATAGGGGCCAAGGCGGCTACGGAGTCAATCACAACGACAGAAATCTCTTTCGTGCGCACAAGAGCATCTACGATATCGGCGGCGGCTTCTCCGGTCTCTGGATGAACTACGATAAGGTCGTCCAGATTAACTCCGTGCTTCTCCGCCCAAACAGTATCCAACGTACCTTCGATATCTACGTAAGCTACCTTCATGCCCGGAAACTGACGCTGTGCATTACCCGCGATGATGCACGCTACCGTCGTCTTCCCAGAGTGCTTGTGCCCTAGTAGCATGGTGCCACGGCTGGTAGGGATACCACCAAGCAGACAATAGTCTAGAAGAAATACGCCAGTAGATATCCTCTCCGGTTGAATGATATCCGTCCCCTTTTTGACAACACCGGTACCGTACCTCTTGTCCATCTCCTTGAGTAAAGGCCCCAGCTCCCCTGCGGTCTCGCTACTCGTTACTTTGGTTCTACCCCTACGCTCAGCCATCGCCCTATTCCTTTCCTAAGTATTCTTCAACTTCATCGTCAAGCATCTTAGCAACAAGTTCGGCGGTACGGGTTTGCACCTGTTCTATCTCCTCTACGTAGCAAGGAACGGTAAGAGATACATCCACACGCAAAGACTCGTAGTTACCTAGATTCTTTGTCACCCCAGCATTCACGCGTACATACGCTGGCTCTGTCTCGAACTTCCGTACCTCCAACGACTTTCGCTTCTCCTCTCCTATACCCACCCCCGACGAGGTAACTACAATAACGGCCTCCTGCGTAGTCTGCAGTACCGGCCTGCTTCTTCGACTCCGTGTCTCTGCCATGCCACTCTCCTTAGATATGTACTGCGCGATACGCCTGCATTCCCTGCCATAGGGTATGTATAGTAGGCGTATGCTTCACCGTTAAATACCTGAACTCATCTTCATGCTCCCGCAAAACACGGGCAATTACCATCAACTCACCTACACTGTAGTGCCGGTATCTCCGTACCGTATCTAAAAGAATGGGAGGAGGCACGATACCATCAGACAGCCAACGCTTAAACCCAATCTCCGAGCGCCCCAGCGCCCTAGCTGCTTCGGGCACGGTGAAGGACTCTATATTTACCGGATGGTCCATCTCCTCTGTGTAAAGCTCTCGTAGTACCCCTGCGGTCAGTAAGCCGTTAGCTAACCTGCTAGGCTCTAGCGGGTGATCGCGCCGGTAAGTATCCCGAGACGCCTTTCTTACTCTCTCGGCGTAGGAGGGATTACTAGCGTATTCCTTCCGTCGAGTTGCGTTGTAACGTTCAGGGCTTTTAACTCCTTGATGTTGTGATGCACTTGCTTCCGCAATACCCGCACGTCCCGAGAACGTACGCCTTTGCCTATTTTCCATTGATATATCTCCGCAGAACTTTCAACATATTCAGCTAGCCGCTGCACAAACTGGTGCTCAAGACGGTACGAATTGAAGTCACGTATCGTTACCCAGATAGGTACAAACTTATTTTCCAGCTTACGCAAGATTCGGCCATGAACCTGTTGTGCCTTACTCCTAGGGGTACAGTCGACGCCACCGCCTAAGCGTGGAACATCTACACCTTTTGCAAACATACCAAAGGTTGCAAAGATAACTGTAGCCTCTTCTTTTATGCGCTCTAACTCTTTTTTAGGGATACGCTTACGTACAGGGTGGAACTGCACTGGGGTATATTGAGTACCTTTTTCGTAGCCTAATGGCTTGCGGGGAGGCTTTGGGTCCTTCTCCCACACCCATACATTTTTGAACCCACAGTATAGCCCCATCTGCTCCTTTTCGATACCGGAGTAGTAGCACATAGCCATGAGGTCTTCTAGCTGTTCTATGCGGTCACTGATAACCAAAACGTCACGTCCGGACTCGTAGAGAAACTGAATTGCTTCTACCAGTAGTTCATTCCGGTTGGTATCCTCGGCAACCTCTGACAGGATACGCCCTGTCTTCGGTGATATGTTGGCATACCATGAATACACCGTTGGGGAATCTAGGTAATAAACGTAAGAAGTATCGTGCTTATCCATTAAGGCTACGGTAACGTTGCCTAGGTTCCAATGGAGCAGCCGCTGCAAGGCATCCCTTCGATCAACGGTAGCAGAGACACCGAACCTAACAGCGGCAGGGAACATCATCAACGTCTGTGAAAAGGTCGGTGCGCCTGCGGTATGTACCTCGTCCACTACCATAGTACCGAAGTGCTCGTAGAAAGCCTCGTCGTACTCCCGCTGCACTAGGGACTGGATCATGGCGATAACGAGGGCTTTTCCTTGGTACTCACAGCGCTTGCCTTGCACAATACCAATCTGCGCATCGGATAGACCTAGAACGGCCTTTGCCTGACTTTGCCATTGCAAAAGCAAGTTCTCTTGATCCACCAATACGATTGCGTTACGCCCTCGCTTCTGTATGACAGAGAGTGCGCAGACAGTCTTACCTTTGCCTGTCGCCGCCTCCACGATAAAGTCGGAATGAAGGGCGCAGCTTCGTAGGATGTCCTTAACAAAGGCGTCTTGGTACGCGTAGTCACCGATATGTCGCACCTCTCGCGGAAAGGCTACCGCTACTCCTTCTGTGCGCTGGTCAGAATACTTAATGCCTAATTTTGAAATCAATTGCAAACCGTAGTGTCTAGGTACCGCAAGATACGCGTCGTATTCTTCGTATGCAGTAACTATCGTAGGTTCCTTACTACCCATAGCAAATGACTTTACTGTCAGGTCTCTTTTAACCGACGCTATATCTACCTGTCCGTAAGGAAGGAAGACCGATCTACCGACAATAGCCACCATGTAAGTCTCCAATCGAAAAGGAGGGGAAATCTCCCCTCCTTCTTATACTAGCGACGGCCTCGAATAGGGAGCCTGCGCCCTGCACCCGGAGGTGGTGCATCGTCGTCATCATCCTCTGCAGGGGCGCGGCGACTGGTACGGCCTCGCGGTGCCTCTTCCTCGTCCCGTGCGGCCCCTCTACGACTACGAGAAGGAGCAGTATCCTCCTCGTCCTCGTCTGCAACGGATGCACGGCCTCGCCCACGCGCAGGTGGGTCCTCTGCCGCCCTACGTGAGCGTGAGGCTCCGCGTGCAGGCGGGGAATCGTCCTCTTCGTCCTCGTCCTCCTCTACCGGGGAGGATTTACGCATACGCTCGGAACGTTCCGGCTTCTCATACCCTTTTGTCGCCCCCTTACGTCCACGTGCGGGAGCCACCTCCTCGTCTTCCTCGTCCGGAGGGGCTGCACGGCCTCGCCTAGAACCCCCGCCACCGAGGGCCTTACGGTCGTGCTCCCTGCTACCCGGTGCAGGTTCCCCGCCAACTAGCGCACGAATCTTGTCACTATCCGGTTCTTCAAACAGTGCCTCGTAATCGAAAGGCACGGAGCAATCTTCTGTCTGCTTCTTACCGTCCTTATCCTTCCACGAGCGTACATAGGCAGTAAGATCGTCCTCCTCCATGTACTCCACAAACTCAATATCGTTCCCTATGGAAGAGTCCTTGTCCCCGTCCCGCGTAACCTCGAAGACGGCACCGCGTAGCGTACGCCCTTCCTTTTCTGCTTTGTTGTACGCACGGATGAACTTCTTCTGCTGCGCTGGCTTGACAACCAACAGCTTGCGGGAGAACTCATGCTTTACCCCGTCGCGTGTCTCGAACTGCGTGAAGTCAAGAACGGATAGATAAAGAGCGTAGTACGACTCGCGCCCTGTGGCCTCGCAAGCGGGGCAGTTATCCCATTCCTTTGTGCAACCGGTAAAGGTATCCCAGAAACCGGTTTGAGGGTTCTTCATGTTGTGTTCAAAACGGTAAAAATCAGGGGCATCGTCCAGAATAACGAACTCCGTTGTACCGCCCACCGCTACACGAAACCTAAAAGGCTGGTGCCCTTGCTCCTTACGGGCTTCCATACGTGCCTTCTGTCTCGTTAGCTCTTCGTCCGCACGGGCGCGGCCTGCGTCCCCGCGATAGAACGCGGTTGACTTACGTCCTTTTGCTGCCATGTCGATTTCCTTTCTTAAACACTAGGTTTAACTCCTTAGCCAATGCTACGGCCATGCCTGCACTAAGCCCGATGCGCATAAGCATCAGGGGTTTTATCTCCACTGCCGTGTCGATTACCTCACAACCGTGCGTTTGCAGGGAGACAACCAGTAGTCTCGAAGGTACGCCCCATACTGACTGAGGTGTGAGAAACAGCAAAGGTTTCTCGATGCGCTTACGCTTAGGTAAGCGGGGGTCATCAACTTCGAGCATCACTGGGACGCCCTGCCTTAACGGCGCTAGATAATGGCTAGCAATGGAAAACTCTTTACGATCTTCTGATCGTTTTTGGATAGTACCTACGTCTGTATCTATGGTCAAGGCTACACTATCCTTGCGTGCCCTACCATCCAATCCACTTCGTCCATTGTGCAAGTCGCTGGGTCTTTTGGACATATCACCTTACCTCCCCGCTGCGCCTCTCGCTCAGGGTACTTTACGACGCTCAAAGGCAACTTACCTAATAGCGCCGCAGTAGCCGCCTTTACCGCCTGCTTCCCTGCCGTATCGTTGTCGTACATGAGAACGACAGGCATCCCAAGATCAAGGAGCTTATCTGCCTGCACTGCGGTAAGCCCCGCGTGTAGTGTAGCTACTACGGAGTATCCGTATTGAAAGACCATAGCGAAATCAAATAGCCCCTCCACGACTATTACATACTTATCCGTTGTATCCACAAGATGCAATCCGAGTAGTGCGTTAGCCTTCTGCAGCCCATGATAGTCACGGATACGCGGCTCTATGTCATCCAGTACCGCTCTCCCTGTAATCCCATGCAACTGCTTATGCCTGTTATACACAGGGAACAGGATTCGCTCATCCCCGTGACTATCTTCAGGGTCTAGTAGTAGCCCGAGCGCCTTTGTCGTCTCTCGTGTTATTCCTCTGTCTCGTAGGTACCAATGCCCTACCGCACTATCGTAAAGCTCAATGTACGTGTCATCCAAGTATCTATCAGGCGTTCTCTTCTTCACTTTATCCCCCCATTCAGGTAGTGAGCCTCCTAGGAACTCACCGTTTTCAATACCCCTGATTATGGAGGAAAAAGAATCGCCTGTGTATTTTTCTAGCTGCCGTAACAGCCAAGGGACTGTCCCCTTTGATCCGCAGGACCAGCAATGGAAGACACTTGTGTCCCCATCCTTTACAGATATACCGGAACTGGGCGAGGTATCCTTCCCTCCGGCATGCCGCCAAGGGGCGAGAGGGCAGCAAAAACTAACCCACCCATTATGATCGGCTACTACTGCGTTAGGTCCAATAACCTCGCGCAGTAGTTCTTTGATCTCCTGCCGGTCCATGTTACTTCAACACAATTGACAGCTTCTGGGGTCCTGCCGTACCGGGTACCTTAGTAGAAATCTTGTCGATCTCTTTTTGCCCCAGAACTGTCTTGGCCTTAGTAACCCCAACTGTCACACACGCGAAGAAGTCATCTTCATCCACTACGTCGTAGAACTTCTTTGCATCAATCGTAGTTGATGCCTTACCCGCAGACCGCGTGATGGCAGCAATAGCTTCGGCACACTCAAGGGTGGTCATCTTTGCCTTGACCATCTGTTCCTCAAGCTGTTCCACTAAAGGGGAGATATTTGCTTGAAGCTGCACAATGGTCGCCTGCATTTTTGCAATTGATTGCAAAGTCGCACGCATTGCTGTTACGTCCGCTACCGCGACGGGACTCGTCCCACCGCGTACTCTTCTGATCCGTCCTATGGACATGGTTTTCTCCTTTTTACGTTGTAAGCTGGTTACAAGCTATACGACATTATACCCCGGTATCAGATTCTTTGTCAAGCCCCCAGTGCTACGCAGTAGTATAGGGTGGAGTAAGCAACCTGCCCTCGTGAGGAGGTACGTACTGCTTAGGTACCAGCAAGCCTGAGTTCTCTTCCGCGTTCCATAGCTTGCCGAAGTCGTAAGGCTCATCCAGAGAGAAGCCTTCGAGTTCATACGTGTCACCAAGGTTAAGACCAATACTAACGTCAGCGATGATGGGGCACTTCAGATGTAGATTAAACCACTCCTTGAGAGGGTTTGTCTGCATGTACCGCTTTAGCGTCCTAGCCCCCCAATCGGCGTACTTGTAAGGAACGTAGCAGTAGATAGCGTCATGCACGAAGGCGATAGGGGCTAGGTACTGCGGGTCTATCTCTTCGCTCAAGCGGCCCATTGCCATTACCCCCAGTGAAGAGGCGAATTCTTGCACCGGACTGTTTATAGCCTGTCTTTCTGCTTCTGACTGTACCCCCTGCTCTTCTGAATCGATCATGGGTAGATGCCGTATCCTGCCAGAGTACGACCGGACGTACCCATGTTTATGTGCAAACTCGCGCATCGACGCGTGCCACGCAGGGAGGGCAGAATATCTATCGAAGAAAGCATCACGAATGTACTGAGCCTCCTCCTCGGTAAAGACTACTCCGTATTGCGTCTTAGCGTACCCGATAAACTTACGCCAGCCCATGCCATACAGGAAGCCGAAGTTAATAGCCTTCGCCTTCGTTCTCCAATCCTTCTGCTCGGCCTTGGGGAGTAGCTTGAACTGCGCCATAGTTTTGTTAAGAGCGATACAGGCGGTTGCGGTGTGGATATCCCCGCCCGTTCGGTAAATCTCAAGCATCGCCCGGTCGTTCGCCATATCGGCTGCGATACGAAGCTCTGCCTGCGACAGGTCTGCCTCAAGCACGTAGTAGCCGGGAGGTGGGACAAAGATACGACGGTACGCCTTCGCGTTCTTTCCACGCTTCGGGAAGTTCTGACCATTCGGATTTTCAGAATTGTGATTAAAGACCCCGCAGGCTAGGTAGCTATGGTCTTCTTCTACTTGGAAGTCATATACTCGATGCACTCCCGCACAGATAACTTTTTCAATAGCAAGTCCTCCCCCGGCGTCTGGTACCGTTCGTGTATCTTCTGGTGCCCAGCCTCCGTCGATCCCGCTAGGTTGTCCGGGGTATTGTTCTTCGGCTTCTCGTCTATGTGATGAACTACCAGACTCTCCGGTAGCAGCTCCACAGGAATCCCGAGGTACGCCGCAAAGACTATCCGATGTACGAAGTACCTCTTCCCTTTCACTAAGCGGGTTAGATAGCCTCGTCCATCCTCGCAGTCTGACGCCCACTCTCGCCCGTACTGCGGGTTCTTCTCTGCCAGTTTGCTCTTGTGGTATCGGGTACTCTTGAGTGCCTTGAACTCCTCCGGTGATAGGCAGCGTTCTATCATTACCCGCGCCGTTAGGTGATTGACTCCGTGAAGGTCCGCTACTTCCTGTATTGTTAGTAGCTGCGTTCGGTAGGTGTTCGCCACTCTGCGAGTAAGTACGCGATCCTTTAGATGGGCTTTGCATGGCGAGGGCATTGCCTTCTCCTATTTCCAGTAAAGAATGTACTGTACGCCACTCCCCAGAATTAAGCAAAATCCGATGCTCTCCGGTAACTGTCAGAATTTTCTTATTCGACAGGTACAACGAGTACATCATCGTTGGTACTTTTCTGAATAGCTCAACTACCTTACGCCACCTTCCTTTATGGGTGAAAACGTAATCCCCCTCAACTATGGCGTCTGCACGAATGATACCTCTCAAGGTATTTATTGGGGTATCGTCCTTTACACAGGATGAACGGCCTGTGACAGTAGTGGTCAACGAGTAGGTTGGACGTACCAGTCCATCGTGAATGTATTTCTTCTGAAACCCCTTGATGTTCGTGCCCAACAGCCGGGAGTCCTTCACGTACTGTGAAAGTTCCATCGTGAAAGGACAGTCATCGTAGAAGTACGGGAGATGGTCCTTTGAGGAGGTTGAAGGAACGCGCCTGTCCGCAGAGAGCTTGGCCGTCGACTTAGTGAATACCTTGGCCTTCAGCCGGAAGCCGTCTTTGTGGTAGAAGAGGATATCGCGTATGAAATCGGCCCTACTGAACTTCAGCCCTGCATCAACGTGCTTACGTTTAATGCTCTTAGGAACCTGTGACATAAGCGAGACATTCTGCTCTGCCACCGACTCCTCCATGAGGGCTTCAAAGGAGGCTAACGCCTCATAATCCACACCTAGGCCGTACTGCTCAACCCCCGCGAATGTGTTCAAGCCGGGGAGGGACACATAGGTATAGTGCTTGAATAGCTTCTCGTCTGCTTTCACCTCTTTGAGCATGCGCTTGTAAAGACGGTAGCAAGAATCAACGTCCCCGCAGCCATAGTTCAAGAGCTTCGGAAGTGGTACCTCCCACATGCGGGACTTATCCACTGTGGCGTTGAAATGGTCCGCGTACCCTGCCATCTCAGGGACATAGTGCTTGACAAGAATATCCTGATTCTTGCTTATCATGTTCTCGTCAAGCAGCGCCGCCATCATCAGCGTGTCGCCACCAATCTTGAAACGGATACCTGTCTGCTCTTTGAGGTAGTTGCAGTCGTACTTGAGATTCTGCCCGACAACCTTTACCCCCGGCCTGCATAGGAGCCTAGCGATCTGGTTAATCAGCTTGCGCTTGCGGCGCATGGGGATAGGTGCCTCCGGGTGATCCCACACTAGCATGTAGGCTTCGCCCGGTCGAATGCAGAACTGCATGGTAAGGATAGCGGCGGAAGGGTCGAAGTCCTTGCCGTGAATCGCGGGATCGTACTCGCGTGCATCATCAGGGCCGGTATGGAAGAACTCAAGCCCAGTGGTTTCCAAGTCGAAGACAACCAGCTTGGGGTTTTGCTCTATCAGAAACTCAAGGTCTTCAACAATCTCATAGTCGCCAAGGATGGCGTCACTTGCCGCCTGCGAATCGTACTCATGGTCTATCAGTCGCCCAAGGGTCTCGCAGTCTGCTTTGAATACCGGCATGTGTTGCGGGTACATGGACACCATCGAGGGACTGAGTAGCGGGAGGACTGTGCAGCCGTGCTCCGCACTCTGTTCTGCAACCCCGCGAACCTTCGTAATCTTGATTGCTCGATTAACAACCTGCCGGGTAGCCTCGGCACCAAGAGGGATGATTACTTCCGGCTTGAACTCGTGCAGATCGTCAAGCAAATGCTCCCGGCAATGTAGCTGGATATCGCGCTTTTGTTTGGTATCGTAGGAGTCCGCGTCGAAGGGGCACCGTATCTGCGGCACTACGTAGAAGTCGCCTATGTCAAACTCGGCACTACGCAAGCCCTCCTTGAGAACCTTACCCGCACTCTCCGAGAGCAGACGGCCCTTTGAGTACGCATTGCGGCTAGGTACATCGGAAACAACCATGTAAGGGGCAGAAGTATCGCCTATAGCCTCTGCAGGTTTAAGAAGCCCCTGTAGAGGACACCCTTCGCAATGTCGCTGGTCAATGCTTGGCATTTAGACGCTCCTTGTTCATATCTTCGACTACGTACTCAAGCTGTTTTCTCTCTCTGTCTAGCTGGTCCTCTAGTTCCGTTACACGGCGTATCCCTTGTTTCACCCGCACACATCGGGTATTGAAAGGATGGTCGCGTATCCACCATGCCTCTTCCATACTAACCAAGTGAGAGTCAAACCCGCTACCCGGTTCCGCTTTTTTTGAAGTTGATTTCAAAGACATCAGAGCATCCTATCAAGTTGTGCGTTTCTATCCTCTACTGGTACTACAGCGGTATTGCCATCCTCATCTGCAACCTCACCATCTATGTGCGTTACCTCCGAGAAGTCCATTGGAGTAAAAGAGTAGTTCAAGGTATGGATACCACTCTCTCCTTCCCGTCCTTTCAGAAACGTAGCCAAGCGACGTGTCGATTGTTTATCCCCACTCGGTAGCGTACGTACCGACGCCGGGTCTTCGCTTAGGGAGACTACCAAGGAACTATGGGTAGAGATAGCGTCAGTAAAGGCGATGTTCTCAAGCGAACCGTCCTTGCCCTTCTTCCCGGCCTGCCGATTAAACTGCGTAGTGACGACCACTGGGAGATTGTGGGCTAGTGTCATTTGCTTGAGGTCATCAAAGACTTCCGATACTTTCTCTATCTTCTGCATGGAACGTTTGCTATCAGGCTGCATGAGATACACGCCATCGATGAAGACAATATCGGGGCGGTATTCCTGAATCAGTAGCTCTACATCGCTGCATCGCTTACGCAAACCCCCGGAGAACATACGGAACCGTTCGGCCCCAACAAGCGCGCCTACGTGTGCCTGCAGGCGGCGGTAGGCATACGTAGAGAGAGTTCCCTTACGCACAAAGTCTGGGTTGATTCCCGCGTGCATCGCCGCAAGACGGCGTGTTATCTGCTCAATGGTCATCTCCATAGTTACCACGAGAACATTATAACCAAGCTGCCATGCCATGCGCGCTTGGTGAAGCACGTTGTACGTCTTGCCCATTGAAGGTCGGGCCACCCACGTTACCAAGTCCCCCGGCTGGTACCCGCCTGTCTTGAGATCGAAGCGAGGCCACCCAGTCGGAACGCCAGAGATGCCGGGGTTTTCGTGAGCATAGTCGTACTCGTCCATCACATCATGTACGGCCTCGCTTAGCGTACGGATATCGTTATCAGTGTGGGCTATGCGAGTAGCTATGCGCATCTCTTCGATAACTTCTTTTACTGCCACCATATTGTTAGCGCGAAGATGCTCCTTCAACTGATTGAAGTGATCCCGTACTACATTGTAAAGCTTCCTGTCATGCACCTTTGCGATGTAGTAGTCCGTAGTCTCCTCGGCCTCCGGAATAGCAATACCCAGCTCTGCCTCAACAGTGGTGATTGCCGGGATTCGACCGTACCTCCTGTAATGCGACCTCATAAGGTCGTACAGCTCAATCTCGTCATCGATAAGTAAGTCACGGGAAACGTCGCGTAGTGTATGGACACTCCCGTTATCGATAATAGAACCTAGAAGCTTTAGCCCATCGCTCATACTGCAGCCCCTTTCTTCCCTACGATAAACGAGCGGCTGCGCTTTTCAAGGTACGCGACGAACGAGCGCGGCCACCATTCCCCCACGAAGGCAATCTCCTGTAGGCTATGCAGTAAGAACCCTCTTCCGTTCTGGTGGTTGCGAATAAACCAAGAAATAAAATAAGAGGTTTCATAAGGGGTAAAGTACGGTCCAGCTCTATCGTCTTTTTCGTAGAAGCCGTCAATGGCTATGAAGTCCGCCCGTTCCAGAGACTGCATTACCTGCTCTGCTTCTTCAGTATCTTTGAATAAGGCCGTGTGGATATCCACTAGCCTGCAGCAATACACTTTTTTGTTAAGTAGTACTAATTCTTTAGCCAGTACATAGAAAGGCAAAACGGCGTCATCTACTTTGTGACAAGGCGTCAGTACCACTATGGATTTGTCTTTGTAGCCCTCCTCTACTAAGTAAGCGCGGATATCCTCGCACTTCTCTTTAACCAACGTAGTGCTAAAGGCTTCTTTAGGTACCCCCGCGCTACGGCACCGTGCGATTGCTACTGCGTCTTCCATATCACCTCCATGAAATAGAACATACGTAATGACCTGACACATTCACTGTCCTCTACCGCCATTACCTCCACTCCGGTAACTCGTCATCCGACTCATCGAAAAACGTATCCTTCTTCGGGTCTATGAGTGTAATTGACTTGCGGGGCTTTAGTGTAGTAACAGGTGCTTCCTTTGCGTTAAGCGCTTTCTGCAGCATCTGTTTATGTAAGGCTGCTTCCTTACGCGTCTCCAATACCTGCCGCTTCAACTCGGCTACCTCGGCGGTCTCCTCGGCTACTACGGTCCTTCCAGTGAGCGTGTATTGGGAGAAGCGTTTAATAAGCTTCACGAAGTTGCGTGCCATCTGGAAAATATCTGGCCTGTCCGTACCTAGGAAAATCTTTTCCTCATCTTTAAGGGACCACTCCCCAGTACGCTTTTTCTTGTAGTCTGCGAGGCTACGGCTCTCCCTGTTGATAGCGGCCCAATGAGCAATAACCCATTCGCAGAATTCTTTCCACGAACGGTCCAGTACATGCGTCTTCGCTACGCGCTTGAGAATACCGTACTCCTTATGCGTTAGGCCGGAAACAGTACAGGAGCCATACGCGGTAATCATGGCACCCTGCCATGTAGCGTTTAATTCCTGTAGCGATATGAACCCGCCACGCGCCGCGCCGCCGCGTACTTTGGCATTCCTTCTTTCAGTAACGCGAGCAACTGCTTTAGCTATCGCAACCTCTGCAGTGTCTTTGCAATCGATATCAAATCGTCTAGAACGTGTAATTCTTTTTGCGTTGCGAAGACCTGAGCAACTAAGGTTTTTTATATCTTCTTTATTTATATATTCTGTAGTGGGTTTTCCACCTACCCGGCTAGTGGGAAAACCACCTACCCTTGCGGACGTGCTTTTTATAAGGAAATCGCCCTCTTCCTCGTCAATTTCCAGTGTATTGAGTTGTTTTTGCTTCTTACTGACGCGTAGCATTTTGGCCTCGTTCTCCGTCATGGTAAGTGCCAAAACCGCATCGGCATTGACACAGATAATTGAAACAACGTCTGCAGAGTTGATGGTAACGCGTGTGCGCTCTACCAATCCTATCGCCTCCAATACCCCCAAAGCTTTATAGACGGTAGCACGGTCCTTAACCGCTGGCGCGATAATCGAACGCCCATCCTTCGATGCAAACACTCCGGTAATAAAATGATTGATCGATATCAGCTCCCCCTCTTTCGCGTACCCATACGTGCGCGCAATAATGAATTGCAACACGTTTGCGCTGGTCGAATCGATAAAATGCGTTGATTGCGTAACACACCATAGAAGAAGTGCGGCCCCTTTTGCCCTATTCTTAGCCTCGTTTGCTGTTACTTTTTCACGGTAGGTGGCGGGTAAAAGAGTAACAACCTCGGTGTAGTTGTAGCGTATTTTTGGGCAGGTAGTGTGTAGTTCAAGCAATCTGCCCATCATCACCCCCTTCCTCTACCAGACGTATACGGGATTTTCGCAACTTTTCGTACTCATCGACGCGCTGTTTTATTAGCTCTTTTGCGTGTTTCCGCGCTGCATTATGTTCTTTTTGTGTCACCGGGGGAGGGCGTCTGGCCTCAAGGGAGAGCGGATCAATGACTTTCGGTACCAGACCTACTCGCTGATACGTAGACTCCATCGCAAAATAGTTAGCCAGATAGCGGGGAAAGTCCTCCACTACGTAGCACTCCTTGGATAAACCACCCTTTTCATACTCGGGGTGCTTCTCGTAGAAGGCATCATCGCCGTAGCAATGTACCAGTGTGAAGTATTTTGGAATGAAAAAAAGCCGGGGAGGTAGTACGCCCCAGCTTTTAGTGCCGTTGGCCCCGAACAGTCCGGGGTCTTCCTCGTCAGTAGGTATTGACTGATAGCAAATCTCTCTAGATAGGACGCCTAGCGGCTCTAGCCTGAGTAGGTTTCTTGCTAGGGCCTGCCTGTCCAAGGCTTCTCTAGTCTTTTTTGTGTGGGTTATAGACATATTGACCCCTAGTACCTTATCCATTAGAATCCAATTGTTCCTGTTACGCAGGGATTGACGTATCGGCCTTCGCCCCCTTCCTCACGGTTGGGGGCTTTTTTATGCAAAAACCGACTCGTACCTGTCGCAGGCGTGGGTATTAGCCGCTAAACCCTGCTGCTCCTCCCCTATCTCGCGTAGCTCTACCATAGCGGCCAATCCAGTATCCGATACTGGATCACACCCGATTAGACGGCAATCATTGAGCCATGCCACCTCGTAGCCTCTGGCTATTTCGTAGGAAGGGAAGCCTTGCAGGGCGGCATCGTAGAATCGTGTCGCTCCGCCTTGGAGATACACTAAGTCCCATAGCTGCACCTCGTCGTCGAAAACGATATCCGTCTGACGATATACCGTCTTGTCACCGAGGAACCCTAGGTCGAAACCATCCATGTGCAGGGCTTCTACGGCCCCCGTGTTTTTGAAATCAATTACAAGTTCTTTTGACATATCGGTAACTCTCTCAGAATACGTTCTTGTTTTGGTTACTCTGCCCACCGGGGACGAAGTATTCCGGCTTCTTCTTACTCTTCTTTGCCCCGACCCCGCCGATAGCTACCTCGATCATCTCTGTAGCCTTCGCACAACCTACGCCGTTGAACCCATTGGCTTCGATCTTCACGGAGCCTGCGGGGGTGATATCAATCACTATACTTTTACTCATGCTACCTCCTTTAGATGTTTCCATGTTTTGCCTGACGCTGCCTGCCATGCAGTAGTGCGGCTAACACCAAAGTTACCTGCTAGGTATCCTGATGTGTATCCCGCAGCAAAAAGACTACGCATTTCCAAAACCATAGTATCCGTCAATACCGCCGAATGATGTTCTTCACCTAGGTAGGTATGCCCATGCAGTACCATATCCTGTGCATTCTCTTTATGCGTACCAAAAGACAGGTTACTAAGCGAAGGATTAGCACGGTTTCCGTCTAAATGTCGTATCTCTTCGCCTTCAGGGGTCGGCCCCATAAAAGCTAAGGCCACTAGCGCATGTGTGTTGAACTTCTTGGCCTGCCCTTCTCGATTGAGTTCTACGTATAGGTAGCCGTTCGGTCGCGTATTCTGTTTCAGCAAACGACCCTCCTGCGTACAGCGATATGCCTTATCCCTACGCACACTCCCCGTACGAGATACAGAGTAAAACCCTTCATACCCCGGAATGCTCTTCCAGAATTGTCTAACAAGGCGCTTCATCGGATGTTGCCAACGACCAAGCGTACCGCGCCATCCTTGCCATTAACCCGTTGCACTGTCATACCCTGTTGAATAGCCTTGCGCGTGGCCGCATGGATTGCATAGGTCTGGTACAGCTTACCCATAGCGGCCTGCGCTGCGCTTTCATTACCGGTTGCTGTAGCACCGAGGACTTTCTGGACCCGACCAGCGAAAAGATCAGTACGGGCGACCATACCCTTCTTCGCTTTGTCCATGTAGAACCCAATATCGTACGGCGATTCCTCAAGACGAAGCACGTAGTCTGCTGCGCTCATACCCGCCTGATTGGAGTAGAAAGCACGAGGCGTTCCGCCCTTGGTTAGGGAGCAGCGAACGCCATTCGCGGAAAGCTCATTGACGGCGGCGGTCAGGGCCTGTACATCGGTGAAAACGATATCGGCAATTTCTGTAGTGTGTGATATTTTGGGTGCCTCTCTTTCTATACTGTGGGTGTGCTAAGTCTATCAAATTCTTTGTTAAAAGTCAAGTCACCGCCTTATGCGCATACGGCGCTGCGCCCGTGCTACGGTTAGCTTAACCTCGCTACCATCGGCAGATTCATGTACCTCGAAAGCTGGCGCAGCAACCTTAGCCTGCCGTAGCGTATGTACCGTGTAGCACTCTGCAACCTCCTCCGTGTCCATGTAGGCATAGGCGTACTGCTTTGGGATTTCGATACCCTCCTCCGCAAGGTCATCTAACCCAAGAATATCCCCGGAGCCTGAGAATACAGTATGGCTGTGCGACTGCAGAGTGCAACGAGAATCATGGGGGATATGGGCGGTAATCAGCAACGCTGCCCCGTCTTTCCGTGCCCTGACGAAAACGGAGCCATCAGACACTCTAGCCCCCCTGCGCTTGTTGCTGGTCTGGATAAGGAAGATGGTACCGTCCGCTGCAGGTATCTGGTCAGAGAAGAGCCAACCGTCGATATCTGGATGGTCGGAGACAGGGATACGCATCGTTCTGCCTGCCTTGGCAACCTTCTTAGAAGCCAGCGTACGTACGAAGGGGGCATCAACGATAAAGCCAGCAATCGTTATCGAGGACTGTGCGAAAGTTGCCTTGCCGTACCCGATCTGCACATTCTGTGTTGTTTCCATTTTTCTAGATTCCCCAAAAAGAATTTCCAAGAGGGCGTCACCCCCGTACCCGACTGCCACGATTAGCCCCTTTTCCGTGTGCTAACGCGGCGTGCATTCCCAGTACTAACCGGAGTGCTAGTATCCTTGCCTGCAGGGGTGGCGTTAGCCTTGGCCCACTCGTTCATCTCCTGAATCTGACGAGCGAAGGCTTTGGATAGAGGCACCATTGTAATCAATGCTTTCCTGACATGCGCCATAGTCATCTCCTCCTGCTCACTGTACGCATCGACTAGCGCATCCTTTACCGCAGACTCAATCTCTGCCGGGACGTAGCCATCGGATAGATTCACAACTTCGGTAACTTCGTCCGCCGGAAAGTCCTTAATATCCCTACCCCGCAACTTTAGGTGAATTCGTAGAACTTCTCTACGCTCAGTAGGGGTAGGCATGGAGGTAGAGAAAATGGCATCGAAACGGCCCCGGCGAAGCATCTCAGGAGGGAGGCCGGTAACGTTGTTCGCCGTAACCATCGTAAAGACCGGGTGCGTACAGTCGTTGAGCCAAGTAAGGAAGGAACCCAAAACGCGGTTACTGGTTCCGCTATCCCCTGACCCGCCGATGCCCCCGAGACCCTTATCGATTTCGTCGCAGAAGAGGACGCAAGGGGACATGCTTTCAACCATCTTCAGGGCGGTACGCATGCGCTGTTCTGACGCCCCAACGAGAGAGTTGAATACCCGGCCAAAATCCAAACGAACCAGAGGAACGCCGAGTTCGGAAGAGATAGCCTTGGCAACGAGAGACTTGCCTGTGTTATGCACAAGGATACCGTTGGCGACGAAGTTATTAGCAGGCATGTCCATCTGTATGTCGTAGGTCATTACTGAACCTGCGTCTTCCACTGAGGCTACCTCGCCAATGCGTACGTACTCGACGGTGAAGTTTTCCAGCTTGCTATGCTCTCGGGCATGCTCTGGTTTGTCCAATACCATCAAATTGCTGAGTTCGTCATCCAGCGTATCTTCATTTACGTGGTGTACCTCCATCTCCGGGGGGAGGAAGGTAAAACCCGCAGACATGGTAGCGTTGTGTTTGAGGGCATGAACATACTCATCCACAGGCAACCCATTCATGTGTGCCTCAACGACCAGACGGGCATAGGCAATACGCTTATACGCATAGTATTCACTATCTTCGTGGGGGCTACCGTACGGGTGATACTTGACGTTCTCGACACGGCGTGGTGGGCGTGCATCCAGTTTTCTACCTCCGGTAGCCTGCGGCTTCATAGAGCCGCGAAGTAGCACATGATCCCCTGCTTTTAACCCCTCAACTGGTACATAGCGACCGCCCGGAATACCTACCGGATGAGTGCCAGTTAATACGAGAGACTCCCCGGACACCAAGGAGAGTTTCATAACGGGTTTCTTCCCTGCCTTAGTGACAGAGATAACCCGGTTATAGAACATGATGCCGTCGGGGTCTAGCGAATGCAGATACGTAGGCATGGTCGTGTCCCATCCCTTATTGGGGGAGGGAATGCCGTTGAACTTTTCATAGAGGTCGTCCAGTCTAATACTACGTCCGCTGTTCCGAACACCGCGACGATAGATTACTTCCGCATCCCCGCGCAAGCACCCCGGAGGGCCGACCAGAACTACGCCCTTCGGTGCCTCAATACCAAAGTCCTTTGCGTCGTCTGAGTAGCAATCCCGGCGCTTGGCTACCCATTCTTTCAAGTTCTCCAAGCCGCCAACATTCTTGATATCCGTGGAGGGGTACAGTTCTAGGATGTCGTTAGAGTTCACGATATCCGTCTTGCCGATTGATACGCCGTCGATAATCTCCTGACAGGTTACGGTATCCTTGCCATCTCGTGCCGCCTCGACGATAGATAGCGCAGCGTACATCTCGAAGTGGTTCTTTGACATACCGGCACCGACATAGCAAACCTTTTCTATGTCCTCCTCCGAGAGCGTTACCCCGCCGTCAAAGTCACCGCTGACTCCTTCAAGTATGCAAGATAGTGACGCTTGCAGCTCTCCGAGGCCGGGGGGTTCAAAGGCTATCGATAGGATGTTCGACTCTACTTCTGTAGGCAGTGGTGCGTCTGGCGTGACAAGAACTACCACCGCGTTAGTGGACGGCAACGCATGGCTGTACATTAAAAGCAACTGCATCAGCGTGGGATTGTTCTCCATGAATACGTGAGGATTAACATAGACAAAGTAACAAACTCCCTCCCCTGTAGGATTGCGCAGATGGTCCAACGGGGAGGAGAAGGCGCTACCTATGTCTATGTTACCGTCCCCTTCGACGATCAGGTTATCAACATTGTCCTTAGTGAATTGACGAAACCCGTTGACGATATCCCATTCTTTAACTGTGCCTCCATCGATAATTACTTGCTTGCGAATCGCTACCGTGGCACGGATGATCTCATGGGTGCGGACATGTATAATACCGGCCCCCGAATCAACATACGTTGAAAACTTGCGCGAAAAATCTTTTTCGGAATGGCGGTGTGCGTGACTGCTCGTAATGTCCATTAAATTTCTCCCGTTACCAAAAATTGAAATCAATTTCAAAAACCGAAAGACCAAAAGAAAATGGCCCTCGAAAGAACTCGAAGGCCATTCTCATACTTCAGCTACTCTATTGCAATACCCACAAGCCTAGTCCGGGGCTTCAGTGAAGGTTACGTAATACTTCTTCCCCGGCTTGAAGAACTGTGCGGCGGGCGCTTCGGTCAAAGGCTAATTTCATGGTCGGCATAATGTTGGATTATGGGG